TACGTAATCGATTGCTTCCATATAGATTTAATTTGTGATTATTAAACGAGGTATACTTTCATCTGTAATTTGAAATAAGTACCCTCTTACATCATCTTCATAATAAGAGGACCAATATGTTCTTCTAACTCTGAAATTATCAAGGATTGCCCCTTTGGGTACTCCAGTAATAAATAAGCAATGCTTAGGCATCATTGGAGTAATCTCAAATTTCCCATCCTTGAAATTACCATAGGTACCATAGTCGGGCATATTACCCGTAAATCCAGTATTCTGTAATATGTCTTGAACCAGAGTAGTTTGGGGTATTTCCTTTTGGTTACATTCTATGGTTAACTTCGATTTGCCTATATATAGGTCTTTAACTATTTCTCTAAACATTTGTATACGATTATATGGGTAATACCATTTTTCTTGAAGTAAAGGTTATTCTGTGAACGTTCCTCTAACTTCTTTAATTCTCTTCGAGATTCAGTACAAATTCTATCAGATTTCCTTAATATATCTGATACATTATCCCAGATGGGTGCCATTGGTTCTACTGGCCCTGCATAGATAACCTTATGTTTAGTTTCTATTTGGGGATATTTAGATTTATACTGATATTTGCCTTTGCAATAAAGTACGTTATACTTTTCTGGTTCGTTTCTTTTTTCGTTTTCCATTTTTGTTAGGATTAATGTAATCGGATATTTCATCAAGTTGCCCTAAAAGCAATGCCTGAATGAAAAGATTTATAGGCCTGAAAAAGAAATTCCTTACATTATCAGTATTTATATACCAATCGTAAACGATAAAGAACTTCTTAATCTTGGAGTGCTTAAGTGAATGTTGGATTAAATAGGACTTACAACATCGTTTATGTAATTCTACCAATTCTTTGTCCTGCTTAAGCATCTCTTTATCAGAGAAGATAGTGTAATCCATTTTGTATGAATTGAGATGCCCAGGTAATTATCCCGGGCACCTGGTTAATAAAGGTTTATGCAACTTGTTCTGGTTTGAGGACTTTCTTTCTAAAGTCCTCGTATGCTTTAGCAGCAGCCTTGAATTCCTTAGAGTTTGTATCTTTGATACGAGCCATTGCAAGTTCCAATCGATGGAGTTCGTTTCGAGTTTGTTGTCTCCATTTCTTCCGAGCAAGTGTATCAACTACATCGGCAGGGTATACGTATTTAACTTCCCGATTAGAAATTACCTGTTCGATGATGGAGGGTTTTTGTTGTTCCTTAACTTCCTTGACAACCTGTTCCTTTTTTGAAGTTTTGGTTTTAGGAGAGAGTTCTACCAATTTAGCATTGGCAAACTTAGTGGCAGCTTCTTGAGCATCTTGTACCAATTCCTTTTTAGTCTTTTTGGCCTTAGGAGCAGAAGCCTTAGCAGTCTTAGAATTTTTAATTCCTTCAAGTTGTTCGGCAACCTTAGTTGCAACCAGGTTAGTAACCTTTGTTTCATTCTTTTTCATAACGTCTATATTTAAAATGTTAGTAAAATGATTAATTTCTTTTTCTGATACAAATATAAGAACTTTATTTTAAATAGAAAAATTTTATTTGAATTATTTTCTATTTGCTCGGGTTAATCGGCTAAGAAGTCGAAGATTTCTGGAGGATAGTTAATTTCATCCTCTGGGTCATTTATGTAATCTTCATAATCCTCGTTATATTTATCGTAAATGTTATCTTGTGATGTATTGGGTACCCTTGTACATCTTTCAGGATATTTCTTTACGAAGTCATAGGCTTCTTGAGTAGTCATTACCTTGTCTGAGGTAAATTCGTAGGTTACATAGGAATAAGTTTCACCCAATCTAGAAACTTCATATTGCTGGTATCCAGATTTCTCAATCTTATAGATTTGATTTTCTGGAATAGTTTCTATTTCTACCCTATACTTATACCATTGTTTCTTTTGCTCCCTTTCTTTTGGTTTAATGCCCATGCTATCTTGAAGAGAGATTAACTTGGTTATGGGACTTTCAAAATGAGAAGGAGCAGTGCTCACTTCTACTGGATGAGTTCTATTCTCACCAATAAAGTAAATCACTGCCCCAAAGGTTACCAGGCCCAATATGAATTTAGTTTCTGAGTTCATAACCTGTAGTTTCGAATTTATTTTTAATGTTCTTTGCAAGGTATTTACCTTTTGATTCTGCTTGATGTAAACCGTTGCAGATTTCGTAAGGTACACCATCATAGCGATAAACTCGATTACCTTTAAAAGCAACCCAAAGTTGTTTTTTCTTTGAGTCATAACCAAAGCCCTCAATATTAGAGGATTCGCAAGGAATCATTTCGACTCCAGTGTTCATTTCTACTGATTCTAAGTATTCGTTCTTTTCCATGTCTATATTAAAATTTTAAAAGTGTTAGTTCTGGGTGGAATTTGAGATTTGCCCTCTGGAATATTGCCCAGGTACCAAGTACTCCCTGAGAATTAGTATGTACCCATTCATCTTCCATTCTGAATAATATGTGAGAGCATACCATCATTTGGTATTCACTTAGCATATTTATCAGTTGAGGAGTATTCTCAATTTCTACGTATAATTCAATGTGCTCATCTAGTGCTCGAATTATTTCGTCATCCTCAATCTGAAGGAGTTTTTTGATTAAGTCTTGGGCAATATCATTCCCATTTTTAACATCCTCTTTGATTGAGTTGAGTGATTCAATTTGAATACCAGCAATGAGCTTTACGATGTCTTTTGTTTCCTTGTCCATAATTAAATTTTCTTTATATGCAAATATACTAAAATTATTTTATATAAAATACTCTTTTAATAAATACGGAGGTAAGTGTTAGCGGTTCTTGATTTCTTCCATCTTTTCCTTTATGGAGTCTGGAAATATAGCATCGTTTACCCATCTTAGGAAGAATTTAGAAGGCTTCTTTTCGGGACTTAAAAGCAATTGTCTCTGTTCAGTAGAGAACTTAATCCTTTCGGATTCTAACATATACTTTGGAAGTTTAGTGAATTCTGCCTGAGAGAAGGAGATTACGTTTTTACCAACTTGGGCCCTTAATGGTTTCTTCCTTTCCTTATAGAGATAGGGGATAATCTTTTTCGAAGGTCCCCCAAGGATGCTAAAACCAAAGATTACCATTGGGTCAAATTTATCTGCTTTTGGGTCCT